ATATTTCTTCACTAGACCACTTGAGTATATTTTCATTTACATCACAGTAGTGCATGAACTTGCGCTCCCAGAGTGACCTATAAATGATATTCTTTGGGTCTCCAATATACTTTTGTGGATGCTCTGGTTTATAGATACCCTTATAGCTCATACATATAATATAGGCACTTCCAATTATTTAGATGGCTGGCATAACTCCCAATTCAATTTACATAAACAAAGATTTATATTCTAAAAGAACAGATGATGTAGTTTATAAAATATTGGATGGGTTATCGTTAACGTCAGTTTTTGCAGTAAATATAATAGATAATGATGAAGTTTCTTTATTAGCATATGAGGCAGTTCTTCCTGGAACTTCATTTCAAACTACAGAAGTATTTGGGGATAGGCAAGGAATAAAAGAAACTTTTGCGAATCAAAGAATTTATCCACCAATTGATGTTAGTTTTTATATTAAAAAAAATTATAGTACCATAAATTATTTTGAGAATTGGTTTAAAACTGCATGTCCCATATTAGGGAATGGAAATGCTCAACAAGATTCTTTTTTCAAATTTAATTATCCCAATACATATAAAAAATCTATTAATATTGTCAAATATGAAAGAGATTTTAGAACTTCATCTCATAGATTAGATAAAGATGGACCTATTAAAGACCCAAAATCTATTACTTATACTTTATTAAATGCATACCCAACCAATATCATTTCAATACCAATATCTTATGAACAATCTGCTGTTTTAAGAACTACAATTACCTTTAATTATGATAGATACTTCTTCCAGAATCATGAAGAAGTTCTTCCTCCAGAACCAACATTTACAACTTCTTCAATAGAAGTTGCCTAATAAATAACTACAACTGAACTTTATATTTCAAAATGCCTTTACCTATTGTTGCAACTCCAACATATGAGTTGACTCTCCCATCTAATAAAAAGAACATTAAGTATAGACCCTTTCTGGTTAAGGAAGAAAAGATTTTAATCCTTGCTATGGAAAGTGGGAATTCAAAAGACATCAACAACGCAGTTAAAACTGTATTGAAAGATTGCATTTTGACCAGAGGAATTAAAATTGAAACTCTTCCAAGTTTTGATATTGAATATCTTTTCTTAAATATCAGAGCAAAATCTGTAGGTGAATCCGTAGAACTTATTATCACCTGCCCTGATGATGGAGAAACCCAAGTTGATGTTGCTGTAAATATTGATGAGATTGAAGTATTAATCCCAGAAGACCATAATTCAGAAATTAAAATTGATAATAATATTACAGTTAAGATGAAGTATCCTTCTCTTCAAGAGTTTATTGATAATAACTTTGACTTTGCTAAACCAAATAATAGCGAAGAAACTATCAATAAATCTTTTGATGTTGTAGCATCTTGCGTTGATATGGTTTATACAAAAGATGATTCTTGGTCTGCTGGTGATGTAAGTAAGAAAGAACTTGTAGAATGGTTGCAAACTTTTGATGCCAATCAATTCAAGGGTATTGAAAAGTTCTTTGATACTATGCCCAAACTTTCTCATACATTAACAGTTAAGAATCCAAAAACTGGAATTGAAAATGAAATAGTTCTTGAAGGGTTATCAAGTTTTTTCGGATAATGCTAAGTCATGAAGACTTAGAATCTTATTATAGAATTAATTTTGCCTTGATGCAGTATCATAAATACTCTTTGACTGAGATTGAAAATATGATGCCTTGGGAAAGAGAAATCTATTTGTCCCTTCTTGAAAATCACATTAGAGAGGAAGAAGAAAAAGCAGCAAAAGCAAATAGATGAACCCAGAAGATCAAAAACAAAAACTATTAAGATTTTTTGGATCTGGTGTTGGTACTAGATTTGGATCTTTTCTTTCGCCTATTACCAGAAAAATATCATTAATACCAAAAAGATCTATTCCACAACAGATAGTAAGTAGATTGCAATCATCTACATCTTCTGGAATGGATGATGGAATAACAACAACCCAAAGAGATATTTCATCTTTAGGTAAGGTAACTTTAAATCTTGAGCAAACTAAAAATAACTTGGAGAGGATACTTCAAGTTATTTCTGAAGATTATAAAAATACTCAAGAACAAAATAAAAAAGAAGCAGAAGAATATAGAAAAAGAATTGCAAATAGAGGTAGAATATTTGGAAAGAAAGAATTAGGGGATAGAAAAACTGATTTACTTGGTGGTATTAAGAAGTATGTTGGTTCATTTTTTAGTGGGGCTGGTGGTGCTATCAGAGGATTAGCAGCATTCAATTTATTAGAAGCAATATTAAATAAAGATCCTAAAAAAGCAATAAGTGCTTTGCTTGGTATTGGAATGACTTACCTTCCAGCAATTGGAGGACTTATTGGGTTATCTGTTGCTAAAAGTTTAGGTAAAAGATTACTTGGGATTGGTGGTGCAAGAGCAGCAGCAGGAGGTGCAAGAGGTGCTGCTGGATTGGTAGAAGGTGCTGGTTCTTTAGGAAAACTTGGGAAATTTGGAAAATTTGGGGGTAAAGCAGCATTAATTGGTGGAGGAATTGCATTAGGGAGTCAATTGTTTAAGGGATCTGGACAACAAGATGATCAACAACAAAGATTAGAAGATTTAACTCAAGAACAAAAAGGAATGGTAGGTCAACAAACCATTCTTTCGGTCCCCCAAGATGATTTAAAAAGATTTGAACAACTTAATAATAAGTTTGAAAAGGCACTTGATCTTCTTTTAGGAAAACAAAAAGAACCTCAAACACCTGGAGGAGGTGGAGGTTCTCCTACTCCTACTCCTACTCCTACTCCTACTTCTCCTCCAGGATCTATTGATCCAGGATCAGTGTCTCCAACAGGGACTACTCAATCAGGAAAAGCAAGTTTTTATGGAGGACCAACAGATCCTTATTGGCAAGGAAGAACAACAGCAAGTGGAGAAAAATTTGATGAAAATGCTATGACTGCTGCTTCTAATACTCTTCCATTAGGATCTTATGCAAGAGTTACTAATCCTCAAAATGGTAAACAAGTAGTAGTAAAAATAAATGATACTGGAGGATTTGGAAAACTTGGTAGGATATTAGATTTAAGTTATGGTGCTATGAAAGCTTTAGGTGGAATTCAATCTGGTGTAATTCCAGTTCAAATTGAATCCGTAACTCCAGGAAAATCTTCTACTACATCTATACAATCTTTAGCAACTTCTTCAACAACAAGAACTATACCAGCACCAAGAGCAGGAGGACCAACTATACTTCCTATGGCAGTTCCCCAACAAACTGCACCACAACAATCATCTGCTGCTGTTGGAAATAATGATATAGTTCCATCAATTGATACAACATATCCTGAAAACTTTTTGGCATTATATTCAAAGTTAATCTATCAGATTGTTTGATAAATGAATCCACAAATTCTTTTAAACAGACCTAAACCTCAAATAGTTCCAAAGATTACTAAGATTAGTGGTCTTGTAGATTCTTCTAATGAAATAAAAAAGTCATCTACTAAGTTAAGAAAGGTTTTTGAAAAAGGAACATATCAAAGAAAAATACAATTAACAACTCTTAATAGGTATAAAAAAAGATTAGATTCTATTCAAAAACAAAATGATAAAAGATTTTCTCAGAAGTCAAAAGTAAAAATTAAACTTCCAGACATTAAAAAGTATGCTGGAAATTTTTTTACAGCAGGATCTACAAGTGACCCCTTCAAATCTATAGCAGCATTAGCAGCATTTAATTCTGCCTCAAAGGCAGGTAAAGGGGATTGGTTGGGTGCTGTTGGTCCTGGATTAGTTGCTGCTGGATTGTTGTTTGGACCTGGATTAATTAAAGGTGGTGTTGGTAAAATGTTCAGGGGTGGATTTGGTAAAAATACTTCTATGATTGATGGAGTTAAAGTTCCTAAAGCACTTTCAAATAAACAATTATCTAGAGTCAATGAATCTTATGGTAGATTTATAAGTAAAGATGCAAATCTTGGTGATAAACTTAGACTTGCTAAAAGAGGATATATTAAACCTGGACAGATATTTAGTAAAGGTGGACCAGAAGCTTTATCATCTGGTGGCGGAAAAATAGCAAAAGCATTTGGAAGATTTGGTGGTGCAATTATACCTGGAATTGGTGCTGTAGTTGGTGCTGCTGATGCTACATTAAGAGCACAGTCTGGGGATACTACAGGAGCAGCTATTGCTGGTGCTGGTGCTGGATTAGATGCATTTGCTGCAACAGCAGCTGCTACAGGAATTGGTTTACCTCTTGCAGGTCTTGCAGAAATTGCTTCTTTTGGATTAGATGTTACTAATCTTATAAGGGACCTTAGTGGAGCAAGTGATAAAGAAATACAAAAAAACAAAACAACAACTCAACTTAAAGAGCAAACAAAAACCCAAAAAGAATTAACTAAAAAGAAAGAAGATAAGGGGGGCACATTAACATTTAGAAAAACTTTGAATAGTTATGAAAACTCTGTCAATAAATTTGAAGAATTTGCTAAAGGATTTAAAGGTGCTATGGGAATGAGTACTGAACAAATTCAACAAACAGCAGCAAAAATTGAAGATTTGGGTGGAGGATCTACCCCAATTTCAACAGCAGGATATGAGTTTACAAAGAAATCATCTTTTTCTCAATATTTAACTGGAGATCCATCAGCTGGGACTGCATATGATCCATCCCACGGAACAGTAGATAATTATCATGATCACTTAGCATTTAAAGATAAAGAAACTGCAAGAAGAGCTTATGATTTCTTAAAGAGTAAAGGGATTACTGTAACAGAACTTGGAGTTTCATCAGGGCATACAGCAGGTTCCGCACATTATGAGGGACGTGCATTTGATGTTCCTGGAAGACAGTGGGGAGGAACTGGAGCAATTGGACAAAAAGAATATCAAGGATCTTCAAAAGTCAGGGCATTTATGAATGATTTTTATAATTTAGAAAATCAAAAATCAGGATCACAACCTATGACATCACCTTCTCCTGTTAGTTCTGCAACACAACCTTCATCAACACAACCACAAATTACACCTACTCCAGCACCAAGAAGACCAATTGCATCATACACTTCATATGATTCAAGGTCTCAGGCAGGTCAAATCATTCCATTACCCATTCCAATTCCCCAACAGCAAATGCAACAAATGAATCCATCACAATCTTCAGGAATGATGATGAGTGGACCATCTGAACAAGACCTGTTAAATAGTTTCTATAAGAGAGTACTTCTCAATACTGTATAATAATGGAATCATATTTAAATTATAGCATAAAAGAGTTTGTCATAGAATCTTCTGATGGGATAAATTCAATAGATGCAACTCGTTGTGTATCTTCTATACAATATTTTGAGGATTTATTTTCTCCATCTATTTTTATTTCTATGCTGTTAGTTAATACTGATGGTCTTTTGAGTTCATTACCAAACAAAGACCCCAATATGTCTCCAGGTATCAAAGGTGGAGAAAGAGTTAGGTTAATAATAGACCAACCAGCAACTAAACAATCAATAAAGTTAGATGAAACAAAGAATACTTATTACATCTACAAGGTCTATGCTTCAACTACAGAGTCCACAAGAGAAGCATTTGTTGTAGAACTATGTCCTGCTGAAGTTTTTACAAATGAAACTTCAAGAGTTATGAAAAAATATCCAGGTACTATTGGTAAAACCGTAAAGGATATAATAACTGAATTTTTTGGCAAAAAAACTTATGAGTCAAAAAATATAGAAGAGACTGCAAATACTTATGAATTTATGGGGAATACCAAAAGACCATTCACTGTACTGACTTGGTTGTGTCCCAAATCAATTCCAGCAAAAAAACCACTTGGTGCTGAAATGGGAACTGCAGGATTTCTTTTTTATCAAAACAAAGAGGGATTTAATTTTAAGAGTGTAGACTCTTTGATGAGTGGGTTTGAATTAGATACTATGAATAAAAGAAAAATTGTAAAATATTATTATGCTCCTGGTGTTGATAAACCAGCAGATATTAAATCTAATTTTAGAATATTAAACATTCCAACCTTTGAAAAGAATGTGAATATTATGGAAAACTTGAGAATTGGAATGTATTCTAGCACAAATTATTTCTTTGATATTCATACACTATCTTTTAGTACTAAAACTTACAAACTAAAAGATAGTTATCCTTTGATGTCTCATACATCATCATCAAATAAAACACCACAGGTTCCTTTAAAACTTGATGAAAGTCCATCCAGAGTTATGGTTAGGGTATTGGATAATTATACTTTAGATAGTGCATCTGGAGTAAAAAATAATTCCACAGATAATACTTTATATTATCAGGCACAATCAGTTGCAAGATATAATTTAGCATTCTCACAGAAGTTAAATATAACTATACCATTAAATTTAAACCTAACTGTAGGTGATGTGATTGAATTAGACTTTGGAAATATTACAAAAGACAATAGTAAAAAAGGAATAAAGGACACAGAAAAATCTGGTTACTATTTAATTAAAGAACTGTCGCATTTATTTGAACAGAATCAAGGATACACAGGACTTAAGCTAATCAGAGATTCCTATGGAGCACCACCAGAATGACTACCATTAATGACCACATAAAAAGAGTGCAGGATGAACTAAATAATCCGATGATATCATCTCAAAGACGTAGACATATAGAAGATGAATTGGATTCCCTTGAAAGGTATCATAGCAATCATCCAAAGGATGACCATGATCCAAATACTTTGGAATTATTTTGTGATTCAAATCCCAATGCTCCAGAATGTAGGGTATATGACGTATGATGCTTGAACAATCCTTAATTAATCCCAACTTTTTAGGTAAAGAATCCTTTAGGTGGTTTATTGGAATTACTACCAAACATATAGAACTTAATGTAGAAAGGGGAACATATAAAGCAAAAGTTAGGATTATAGGATATCACCCAGACCTTACTAATATTGTTAAGGATGAAGAACTACCTTGGGCACATGTTTTAGTTCCTCTTAGTTTGGGTACTGGAGTTGGTGGAAATGCTTGTACTGCAAATTCCAAAGGTGGTGAATTTGTTATTGGATTTTTTGCAGATGGAGATAATGGACAGCAACCAATTATTATTGGGGCATTATATGGTGGAGGTGGTCCAGAATATCCTAATAACTTTAGTGAAGGGACCAATAAATTAAGACCATTTAAGGCAGATATAAGTAAAATAAAAAATCCAAATAATAAATCTTCAGAAACTGGAAAAACTTTATATTCTGGAGGAGCTGGTGTTGCTAATCCTGGAGGTGGAGATAAAAATAATAATCCTACTCAAGGAAGTGTTGCAACAAATACTGGAGGTCTAGGTAATACTTTTTGTTTAGCAATACCACCAGTTTGTGATGATTCATCCACTACATATTCCAGAATATTAAGAGCACTAAGAACTTTTATCAAAGCACTAAGGACAGTTCAGCAAGCTCAAACTGAATTTATTAATCCAACTTTAAATATAATTCAAGATATTCCAGGATTGGTACAAGATGTAGCAACTACAATATCTGATTTGATTAGTAAATATATGAAAAAGAAACGAGATTTTATTATATCAAAAATTCAAAAGTGGTTAAAGGAACAAATAGATAAACTTTTTTCTAAAGAAGTTAAGTTACTTAAACAAATTTTTACTGAAAAAATTGTAGATGAAATTTGGTGTATTTTTTCAAAAATTATTAAAAGTATTAATAAATTTATTTTTGATTTTCTTACTCAATTAGTTGGGGTAGTTACAAATATACCAATTTGTGCTGCAGAAGCATTTGTTGGAAGTATTATGTCTACATTAACTAATGAAGTTAGTAATGCACTTGCTCCAGTACTTGAAAAAATTTCTTCTGATATGGGTCCAATATTAGGAGAAATTTCTAATTATACTTCTTTAGCATTATCTTATGCAAATCAGGCACTTTCATTCTTAAGTTGCGAAAGTGCAGAATGTAAACAATATAATGACTATGAAATGAATAAAGGTTTTATTAATAAAGAAACTATAGATTGGTATCAAAATGCATTAAACTATCCAAGCACAGCAATTACTGAGGGTAAGAAAGCTGGAGAAAACTTTCTTGGTTTGGTTGGTGCAGGAAGTTCTGATACTCCTTACTCATACTTATCTCCTACCTATGGATATTGTGATGCAATTAATTTAGATTGTGGATTGCCTATTATTCAATTCTTTGGTGGTGGAGGTTCTGGTGCAACTGGATTGGCAGTTGTTGATGCATTAGGTCAAATAATGGGAATCAATATTCAAAATTCTGGAACTGGATATTCAACTCCTCCATATGTTTCTGTTCAAGACCCTTGTAATAATGGATCTGGTGCAGTAGCAACTGCAAATGTAACTGATGGACAAGTTACTTCTGTAACCATAGTATCTCCAGGTTCTGGATATCTTGGTCCAAGTTCAATTACTACTCCTTGTACTACAAATCCAGTAGATCAAAGTGGTTCTGATGTTATTGGATATATTGTTGGGGTTAATATTCTCAATACTGGTGTTGGATATGCATCTACTGATTTAATTACTGATATTGCTTGCAATAGTGATGTTCAAATTTATCCAAGTGTAGATCAGGATGGAAGAATTATTGGAACTAAGATTGTCAATCCAGGTTCTGCAATTAGAGTGTTCCCAGAACTAGCAATAAATACACAAGATGGCGAAGGAGCAATCCTTCAACCAATTCTAAACTTTAAACCTGTTGAACCAGTTTCTGTAGAAACTAATATGAATAAGATTAATAAAGTAGTACTTTGTGCTGAAGATCATGGCGGATAATCAAGGACCACAGGGGTATGTTCCCCCTCAAACAGGGTATGTATTAAATGATGCTGCTGATGGTACAATTTTCATTGGGTCAGATGAAAAGGTAAAAGGAATAGAAAGACCCAGACAGATTGAAATCCACTCAACTTCAAATGCTTGTATAAAGTTATATAAAGATGGTGGATTTGAAATTAGAGGTCAATCCACAGGAACATCTGCTGATAATATTATTAGTGAGTGTAAAGATGGATTAGCAGTTAGTGCAAAAAATATTAGATTAGATGCTGGTAATGGTGAAATAACTCTTGCAGCAAGGTCAGTTAGATTTGAATCTACTGGAACTGATCAAGATTTTGTGCTTAGATCTAATGGTAACTTAAAAATAGAAGCAGGAGATACCTTAAAACTTGAATCTTCTGTTGTTGCTATTGGTGCAAGAACTAGAATGGCTATTTTTAGTGGAGGGGGACTTTATATTAATGGAACTACTGTTAGTATTAGTGAACCTCAAACAAAATTAAAACCTCCAACTTTAGCAAATCTTGAAACTGTTTTACTAAAACCTTTATTCCCAAATTTAATTGGTTAAATTATGTCTCAAATTAATACCATACAAACAGAATCAATTCAAGCAGGATTAGCACCTATTCCTCCTTTGGCAACAGTTGATGTTTGGCCTTCTTTAGACCCAACAGTTCCATTTACCTTACAAACAACAGGAATTAATAATTTTAATGCATTAACTAATCAAATAGGAGTTCTTAATACTATTGGACTTCAAAATGTTCTTGGTGCTCTTTCCAGATTTGGATTTGATACTTCTGTTGGAGGAAAAGCACATGCAGAACCAGCAAATGAACAAAGTGCACTTAATGTAACTATAAATGCTGCTACACTTTTAGAACTTTGGTGTGGTGCCACCACTCACATTACTCTTAATCCTGGAGCAGGATTCTTATCTGGAGCATGGACTTTGAATGGACGCAACTTTGTGACTACAGCTCCTTCAGACGAAAGAGCAAAGACAAATGTAGTTGAACTGGAAAGTTCTTTGGATAAAATCTTAAGTCTAAGAGGTGTTTCTTTTGATTGGAATGTTGAAGTAGTTCCATCATTAGCAGCAGAGCAGGATAGGCAAATTGGTTTAATTGCCCAAGAAGTTGAAAAAATTGTTCCTGAAGTTGTAAGCACACAAAAATTTGAAGGGCAAGAACTTAGAAGTGTTAAATATGAAAATCTTGTTGCACTTCTTATTGAAGGTATGAAAGAACAACAAGAGCAAATCAATACTCTCAAGCAGACAGTTCAGGAACTGTCCACCAAACTTGAAAACTGCTGCCCTTGATGCTAGAATGAACAGGTAA